ATGAGTAAGTACATCGCCTCCATCCCGCGGGGGGACATAGACAGGATACGGATCTACATCAACTCCGGCAAGCTGTCACTCCGGCAGATTGTGGCCCAGGAGGCTCCAGACCTTGCGATCACGGGCAACTTTTGGCTCTACGGCAGCTATCAACCCGCGTGCCCTATCAAGGCAGACGGGAAGGTGCTGGCGACCGACGCATACCACTACCCGGCTCTGATCTGGGATACCGGGCCGGACATCTCCATGGGCATAGTCCCGCCCGGCGGGGCCTGCGGCAAGGCGAACTATATTGCAAATTCTGCCGGACTCTACCAGGGCAAGCCGGAGACCATGTACTGCAAGCCCGATGTCCGGGGGCGTCGTGGCCGGACCGGGTGGGGCATGTGGGGCGGGGCGCTCGCCTTTATCGCCTTCCCGGACGGGGACGGCATGGAGCCGGAGGAGCTGCGGGACTACGTGCAGGGCCTCGGATGGTCTGACTTCATCATGGGCGACGGCGGACGCAAGGTGAACTATTATAACAGGGCCACTGGGGATATGGTGCAGGGCCGTGACCCAAGCCAGAATCTGATTTTGGTCTACAAACGTAAGAGGGCCCCATCCGAGCCCGACGACAGCGATAAGGAGGACAAGCCTATGAGCACAAAATACACCGTCTGTCTTGACCCCGGCCACGGTCCGGACACGGTCAATGGGTCTCCAGACGGGAGTTACAAAGAGAGAGAATTTGCCTGGGATATGTATACCCGCATCCGCCCACTGTTGGAACGGCATGGCGTCAATGTGATCTGCACCAGGACGGATGACACCAAGCCCAGTCTGACCGCCCGTTGCGAGGTGAGCAACAAGGCGGGAGCGGACCTGTTTGTCTCTCTGCACTCCAACGCCGATGGCGGCTCCGGCTGGGGGACGGCGCGGGGGCTGCTGGTCTATACCTCCAGCGGGCCCATGACGGCCAAGCGCAATGTGGCTGCCACTGCCATTGTCAACCGGGCCCATGAGGCGGGGGTATTGCTCCACGGGAGCGGCGTCGCCCACCAGATCGAGTACACGGTGCTGGCAAAGACCGACGCACCCGCCGTGCTCATCGAGTATGGATTCCACACCAACCAGGAGGACATTGGTCTGCTGAAAGACAGCTCCTACCGGGACAAGCTGGCAGAGGCCACGGCAAAGGGCGCGTGCGACTTCCTGGGCATCGCCTGGACGGCTGAGAGTGGCGGGGATGGCACAGATATCCCAGCAGCCGATTGGGCCGCTGAGGCGTGGCAAAAGGCCAAGAGCAATGGTGTCATGGACGGCACCCGGCCTACAGAACCGATTACCCGGCAGGAGCTGGCCCTGGTGCTGGACCGGCTGAATTTGATTTGATGGAGGTACTTACTATGGATATTACTGAGCTCGGCATTGCGGCGCTGCCCGCGATCACTGTCATCTGCCTGCTGGTGGCCCAGGCCGCCAAGGCCACGGCGCTGGACAACAAATGGCTCCCGGTCATCTGCGGTGCGGTGGGCGGTGCGCTGGGTGCGCTGGCGATGCGCATCATGCCGGATTACCCGGCGCAGGATTACATCACCGCCGTTGCAGTTGGCATCGTCTCCGGTCTCGCGGCAACCGGCGTCAATCAGGTTTATAAACAGCTCACCGGAGGTAAGGAGGGCTAAGCAATGGAGTGGACCACAGTAACAGTGATTATCGCCCTTGTGGGCCTTGGGGCGGCAATTATTAAGCCGATTGTATCACTCACGAGGTCCATTACTGAGCTGACAATCCAAGTCAAGGGGCTACGTACCGATATGGATAAGCAGACCGAGCACAACCGAGAAATCCACAAACGCCTGTGGGACCACAATGATGAGCAGGATGACCGGCTGGATGACCACGAGCGGCGGATCGGCTCCCTGGAGCACAAAGCATGAGATAATCCCTGACCTAGCATTTAAGTTGAGATTTGATATCTTTGAAAAGGGAGTGTAAATGTGGGAGCGCACGTTAACATGCCCGAAACCCTGAAAAATCTATTGCGGTCGGAGATTGAACAGGCAATTTACCAGGCGAATCTCGGGAAAACAGACACCGGGATAGCGCAGAGGTATTTGATAGAGCAAATACCTCAAATTGATATCGCAGCAGAATACGGGTGCGAGCGCTCCACAATATCAAGACGACTTCTGCGCATCATTGATAAGGTCGAATCGACTGCCCAAAGGCTAAATTACACATAATTTCACAAAACACGCACACGCCTTCACTGGATTGCCACCCAGTGGAGGCGATTTTTTTGTATAGTAAAGGCAGAGGTGATCCTTATGGGAAACGAGCTGATAACACGGCTTATTAACTGCGGATTCTCCGAGCCAAATGCCAGAGATATCTATTACCGGTATTATATTTGCGGAGATTTTGATGGACTCGAATCCTTTTTGTGCGCAAATGAGAGCATAAAAATAAAAGCAAATGCTCAAATCTCAACTGCGGAGAAAAATGGAGAATGGGAAGATATATCAAATACAATGCAAACCCAGACGGAAAAAATGTAGGGGACTGCACAGTCAGAGCAATTTCTACAGCGCTTGACCAAAGCTGGGAAGAAACCTACATTGGATTAGCTCTCCAGGGGTTTTTGATGGGCGATCTTCCCTCAGCAAATTCTGTATGGGGGGCCTATCTCAGGTCTAAAGGCTTTGTACGCCGTATTGTGCCGGATACTTGCCCAGACTGTTACAACGTGTCTGATTTTGCAGAGGAACATCCGGATGGTACATATATTTTAGCTCTGTCAGGCCATGTGGTATGTGTCAGGGACGGGAACTGGATCGATACATGGGATTCTGGTGGTGGAGTCCCGTTATATTACTGGTGCGAAAGAAAGGATGAATCTTAAATGGCATTTGCTCAACCCTATTTTGGCGGCTATCAGCCTGGGTATTATCAACTCCCTATGCCGGATCAGCTTGCGCAACTGCGGCAGAATCAATTCCAGCCAATCGCGCAGCCCGTAGTACAGCCGCCCCAGATGCAGCAGCCTCCGCAAAATCAGCCCGCATCCAACGGGATTATCTGGTGCCAGGGGGAAGAAGGCGCAAAAGGATTTTTGGTTGCGGCGGGCAATAGCGTGATGTTGATGGACAGCGAGTCCAGCACGTTTTATATCAAGAGCACCGATGCGTCAGGCATGCCACAACCGCTGAGGATCTTCGACTATACCGAGCGCACAGCCACACCTAAAATTGCGACTCCGGCCAATATGCCCCCCAATGTAGAGTTTGCTACAAAAGCGGAGGTTGAGGCCCTGGCGGCTCGTTTAGACGCTCTGACAAGCAAAGATACTGCCAAGCCCGCGAAAAAATCTGCGAAGGAGGATACAGATAATGCCTAATCCGCTCTTTTCTATGCTCGGAGGCAATATGCCCTCTATGCCTGGCCCAATGGGTAATTTTGCACAGATGATGCAGCAGTTTCAGCAATTCCGGGCGAATTTCCAGGGGGACCCGAAAGCAGAGGTGGAAAAACTGCTGCAATCCGGAAAAATGAATCAGAGTCAGCTCAACCAATTGCAGAATATGGCGAGACAATTTCAGCAGCTTATGCCCAAATAAGGCTATAATCGTGGCCACGATTTAATATAGCAACCTTAAAATTATTTTGTAAATGCGAAAGGAGACTACATATGTCTTTGAGTTCTGATGGTACTGTGATGACCATGCCTGTTGCACCCACCAATATGGGCGGAAACGGCTTCGGCGGCTTTGGCGGAGATGGTGCGTGGTGGATTATTATCCTGTTTTTGTTTGTTTTCTGCGGCTGGGGCAACAACGGCTGGGGCGGAAATGGTGGCGGCATGAACGGCGGCGTCGGTTCTGAGGTCCAGCGCGGATTTGACCACTCCTCCGTTGTAACCAAGCTGGACGGCATCACCCAGGGTATTTGTGACAGCACCTATGCCCTTAACAACGCCATCAATACCGGCTTCTCCAATGCGGAACTGTCCCGGTGCAATCAGCAGTCGGCCCTGATGCAGCAGCTCAACAATATGGCTATGCAGGCTCAGAACTGCTGCTGCGAGACCCAACGGGCGATTGACGGCGTGAATTACAACATGGCAACCAATACATGCGCCCTCCAGAACACCATGAACAACAACACCAGGGACATTATTGACAATGCCAATGCCAATTCCAGGGCCATCCTCGATTATCTGTGCCAGGATAAGATTTCTACTCTCCAGGCCGAAAATCAGAGTCTCCGGCTGGCTGCGTCTCAGGCGAACCAGAACGCGGTACTCCAGGCGGCAATGGACGCAAACACTGCGGAGATTCTGCGCCGCACCGCACCTCTGCCTGTCCCGGCTTATCAGGTGGCAAACCCCTATACGGGTGTCTATGGAAGCTGCTGCAATCCCTGCGGCTGCTAAACTGCATAACTGCATCTATTTCGTGACATCACGAAATTGTTCGGCCCCGTGCCGATTTTGAACATAGCGGCGGGGCAATGGCCTCGCCGCTTATTTTAACCGCCTCGAAATCGAGGCATTTAGAAAGGATTGATTTTATGGCTGAGTATACGAATATTGGCCCTGTGACTGTAGCCGCTGGGCAGAATGTGCCCCTTACCGAAACTGCCGTATCTGGGGGAAGCTGTATCGTCCATCGTGAAGGAGCTGGCATTGTGACCCTGCGGGGCCAGACTAACCAGTGCCGGGCACGGTACAAAGTGAGCTTTGGTGGAAACATTGCAATCCCCACCGGCGGGGCCGTGGCTCCGATCTCCATTGCTTTGTCTGTGAGCGGTGAGCCGCTTGCCAGCGCAACTGCAATTGTAACGCCCGCTGCGGTGGAAGACTATTTCAACGTGTTCACGGCAGTCTTTATCGAGGTGCCGCGTGGCTGCTGTGTGACGGTAGCAGTCGAAAATACCAGCACTCAGGCGATCAATGTTGCAAACAGCAATCTGATTGCCGAGCGTGTATGCTAATGGAGAGGAGAGATATTATGAGCATGAGAGCCTTAGAGGACCTACGCGAAATGCTCTGCGACGAGCTGGACGAAATCGCAAAAAAGCAGGAAATGTCCGCAGGCGACCTTGAAACCGTCCATAAACTCACAGACACCATTAAAAACATTGATAAAATCATTATCATGGATGAGGATGGTGGCTATAGTCAGGCCGGAGACTGGGAGATGGAGGGCCGTGGCAATTATGGGCGCGGAAGCAGCTACGCAAGCCGTGGCAAGCATTATGTAAGAGGCCACTACAGCAGAGATGGCGGAGACTATAGCGAGCGCCACCGCGACAGCATGGGCCGTTATAGCCGAAATGGGGCAAAAGAGCACATGATGACGCAGCTGGAAGAGATGGAGCGTAACGCCAGTAATGACAAAGAGCGAGATGCAATCCGCCGTTGTATCAACCAGCTAGAGTCCACCTAAAAAGGAGGCGGCCATATGTTGGACGCCAAAGAAATCGACGTAGCAATCGCCGAACTGGAGTATAAAGACTCCAGCTATAGTAACTACGCAAAGCTGGCAAGCCTCTACACAATCCGGGACCAAATGACCCGGCATGCAGATCGAGGCTATGAGCGGGCCTACTCTGCAGCACCAGCGGCCCTGGAAGAACCCACTCGTGTAATCCGGTACGGCGACAGCGACTTTTTGCGGGCCGTGGAGGGCAAAGACCCTGCGGCGGTGTGGGATATCATGGATGAGTTAATGGACACGCTCAAAGTAGTCAACACAAGAGTGTACAATAGCGTTATGCGGAAAATAGACGCAGTGTAG